TTACGAACACGTACCATACATTACGAACATATTGAGTGGGATAAAACCACCTAAAATGCCGAAGGAACTCGAAGAGCAATTGCGAATGATGTTCAAAGATATTCAAAAACCATTCGACGATAACTGCCCATCAGAACGTAAAAACTTCTTAAGCTATTCGTACGTCTTGTATAAATTCTGTGAGCTTCTTAGCGAAGATTCGTACCTGCAGTACTTTCCACTTTTAAAGTCGAAAGAGAAACTTCACCAACAGGACATCATATGGAAGAGAATATGCGACGTTTTGTCATGGGAGTATATACCCACAGTTTAACAGACTTAAAGAGAGTATTCGTACAGTATATAGAACAAGGATCCAATAGCTCAGTTGGTTAGAGCGTGGTGCTTATACATGGTATATATTAGTGAAATTACATTCACATAAGGCACGCCAAGGTCACGGGTTCGAACCCCGTTTGGATCATTTTTTAGTTGCACATAAATCATGCAACTAAAAAATGGTATTATGTTATGCGTTACGGGTCTGTGACGAGAACGTCATTTAAAATGAGATGGAATTTGCAGGGGCTCGTTCAGGATCATCATGTGATACCCAGGCAATTTAAATCACATCCAGTAATTCACAAATATGGATACGACATAAACGCGAGTTCAAATCTGGTCATGATGCCAACTTTACACGGGAAACATGTACTCAATGTAAGAGATGATCGTCTTATACATTCAGGACCGCATCACAAGTATAACAGGTATATACATTTCGTCTTAAATTCTATCAAGACACGGGACGAGTTGGATCAGTTCGTTTCATTCTTAAAAGAGTCATGTAGATATTATCCTAATCAGATTCCATGGTAATTTTTTTAATTTCGACAGACCCGTTTTTCACGGGTGGAAAATTTATCAGATACGCTGTTCGTATACCGGTTAATCGAAGGTAGTTGTACCCTTGGATGTCAGCATGTTCGTTCAATGTTTTCACCGCTTTGAATTCAAGTATAATCGATTTGTCGATGATGATATCAGATCGTAAATTTCCTATGACGTGTCCATGAAAATGTATAGGTATGATACGCTCGGATTCATACGGTACATTCTTTTCACGCAATACTATTTCCATGGCGTTATGATACACTCGTTCACTGTACCCAGGACCAAGTGTATCATAGATACATGTAGCGAGATTTTCTACATCCATCACTTATCATACTATCATTCGTAGTCTTTAAGATCTTGACGCATTAACGAGTCTTCGAGCTCGTCGACTTCATACCACGCGATGTGGCACTCGTACGAGTTTTTCGTATTCGCACATATTTCGTGAGCTTCCTTGATAGCTTCCTTAAATCTCAGGCGAAGTCTAGGGTTATCGTGTCCTTTTTTTTCAGGTCGAGTGAACGACTTGTTGTACATCGTCTCGAGAACGTTTTCTCGAATCTTATTAAGTTTGTATCTGTGCATACCCGGTTCAATGTGCGAGCATGTGAACGACATATGTAGTATACGTTTTTATATTTTAATATCATTCATGAAATGCGGTATGATCGTGATGAAAAAAACTACACCAATTATATAATGTCGGATATTCCTACTTTAAATTTATCAGAAGATACTTCTGGGATGGTTCCCATTAACAAAAATCAGTCTACGACCTTCGTGCCCGAATTTAGCTATGAAAAAAATATGCGTGAAGAGAAAGATACCATGGACTCTACGCCCATCAACGACATCATGGGGCAACCCCATCAGCAAATGAATGAACCCCCTCTCATGGCCATGGACCCCCGTATGATCGACGCTCAGCCCCGGGTTGAACTCCCTCGTCAGAATGTCGCGAGCGCCAAATCAGACGAGGTGACCGCGAAGTCTGGTAAGCAGAACCCCTTCAACCTGACCGACGATCAGTTTCACGCGCTTCTGGTTGTCGCGTGTACCGGTGTCGCTGTTAGCAAGCCCATTCAAGAAAAGCTTGCGAACACGGTTCCTAAGTTTCTTAACGCCCAAGGTGGACGTAGTCTGGTCGGCATCGCTTCGACGGGTGCCGTCGCCGGTGTACTGTTTTTCGTACTCAGGCGTTACATCTGAAGCATCCCCGCACGATTCGTATAAGAAGCTACGAATAAACCGAACATGGTCGATATCATGATCGCACCCGTAGCCATAGCAGTCAGTTTCGGATCTTTACCGTACTGTTTAAAACTTTGCTTTAACTTTTGCCATTTAATGCCCTCAGTTACAGTGATCAAAGACAGTATAGATACGGTTAAAGTCACGAGGAGACTACCACGTGTCATACCTAACAATAAATTACTCTGCCCCAAATAGTGAACCAACGCGGGGTAGACGGCCGATAGCATGGTCATATTGACCCAATAGTTCGTTTCAAGGCGGATGACACTCGTACTGAACATGATAATGAACCACGGAACGAGCGCAATTCCCAAATCCGCAAGTTTTGGTTGATACGCAGAACTCATTTATAATACTCTGATATTATTTATCGCGTATCTCCTGACCACAGAATGGTGTCGTCTTACGTATACTTTCGTATACACCTATAGCGACCGCCTCGTTCTTGAGTTTTTCGTAGCGTTCCCAAAATTCGTCGCTATGAGAATACTCTTTCACCATACAGTGTGCGAGTTCGTGTAATAAAACGTGAAAAATCTCGTTAGGTGTGCCATCTATGCACAAACCAATCTCAGCACCCTTATTCGTGTTATAGCCAACCGTGGATGGTTTACCTGTATGTGCGACGATGGGAATCTCTCGGTGTAACATGGTGTATTGTGGGTCATCGAGTTGTTTGAGGTGCTCCCTGAGCGTTCTGTACTTCTCCTTTACGTCGAGAATTCGTTGATCATCTTTCATCTGTGTGAATATTAAAAAGTTAACTATGAATAACACGACCAACAATATCATTTTTATATACGAAGATAAATTTACTATACAATCGGGATATAGGATTTCCACCCAACCCTTCCCACGAAACTAAATAAAATCCCATATTTTCCAATTGTGTCACGAGTAAATCTTTATGTGCGACCGGTTCAGATTTTGGACCATCTGCATAATACGGTGTGTCGATTAAATGTACAAATATTTTTTCACCAAAATTACCATTACTAGATTCTTTCATTTTAAAAAAGTTTCCATCTTGATCGATGTAGGGTGTTTTAAAAATAATTTTTTCTGAATCTGGAATAATTCCCATGAAGATACCTCCGGGTTTCATTCTTTTTTTTATTTCATGAAGTGTGCTCGTAAATAATTCACGCGTCTGAAAAATATAATGGAGTGAAAAATTGTAGCATACGATATCGTACTTTCTATTCGGACACGCGTGTATATCACCGTGGTAAAAGTTCACCCGCATCTTCATATTTTTCGCACGTGTCTTGGCTTCTTCCAAAGCTTCAGCCGACGGTTCACACATGTTTATGTTCGCACCGACATTACGCCATTTTTGAAGATCTCCACCGAACCCACAACCTACGTCGAGAATACTGTCACCTTTTTTCGTACATTTCTCGATGAGTGCCCGCTTTTCGTTGTTGTGATGTTTGCGGAGATCCTCCATATTCATAATAATCTTGGAAACTTTAACTCACTTAGGATGACTAAATGTATTTAAAGTTTTTGGTGTACATATAGATATAATGTCTCTCGAGCAAGACTATACCACGGTCCCCGGTCAGGTATATGCCTGTCTCTCCGTCGTAGGACCCGAGGCTCCCCAGAAAAATGACAAGTTTGGTATTAAGATTCGCGGTGCGTTCGCCACTCGGGACGAGGCTGCTAACCACGCGAAGCGTCTTCAGAAGGAGGATGCCACGTTTGACATTTATGTCGTCGACATGTACAAGTGGCTACTCATCCCACCTGACCCGACGAAGATCGAAGATGCGCACTATACGAACGAAAAGCTGGAGTCTCTCATGACTGGGTATCGCGAGAATCAGGCTTTGGCTGCCAAGATGTTCGAGGAGCGTAAGCGTGACATGATCGCGACGACAGTCGCTGGGGAGAAGTCGTTCATCAAGCCTGGTGACGAGAACTCCAAGTTTTACTCTAAACCGGATGAGCCACCCATCTCGCACCCGGCTGATATTATCGAGCGTTTGCAGAAGGAGAAACCCGATACTCCCATGGAGGATCTCGTGAAGGAGGCTGACGCGATGGTCGCACAGGAAATTGAGGAGAGGCGTAAGATGCGAGAGGCTCAGAATGTTATCGAAGAGGGGGAGGAGACGGCGTAGATATTTAAAATTTTTTATAAATCTTTCATTTTATAAAACACACCTTTTATAAAATGAAATAAAATCGGAGAGTACAATATACGATGAACCCCAAACTCGTAGCATTTTTATTGTTTTTGGTGGTTGTAATCATACTGTTCGTAGTGATAACTAATACAGATGAGGATGTCGAGGTTCCTTCCACGGTCACGGCAATGGATGTAATAAATGATAATTTAAAAGATCCCGTTATCGTGAGTAGAGCGTATTTTACTGACACACCAGATGGTCCTATGGGTGATTTTGTAGGGTATCCATCAAGCTGGCCGGAGGATAACCGGTTGCATCGTTTTACCCATGAAAAACCCTAAAATAAATGATACGAATATAACTACGTATGCCGTTTTATCAAGATTGGAAAAAAAGTCCGTACCCTGCGATGGTTGATAGGGTGGTAACGGTGCGTGTGGGGGTGGGTAATAATACGCTGGATCTACCATAGTGGCGTTCATCTCAATCTCCTTCGTATCGTCACTTTGTTCATTTTCTGGAATATTCGGTGTATATTCAATCGGATTACCTAATTCAGTTTCCATGTCTATATTAAACAACTCATTTTTTTAAGCCTAATCTTCCTCATCACTGTCCTCATCATCGACGACGAAATCCTTCAAATTGCCCTTTTCATCGGCATCTTCATCGTCGCTGAAGTCCTCGTCTTCACTCTCCGATAAATCCTCATCACTATCCGTGTAGTCGTCATCGTGATCATCCTCGGGAAAATCATCCTCGGGAATTTCGTCTGGTTCGTATGTTTCGGGCTTTTTAATGACACGCCCATAACGCGTTTTAGTCGAGGTACTCATATGTATTATAGAGATCCTAATCTTTTAAATATATTTAGCTTTAAACTTTAAATCCTGGTTAATTGCGATGTTCATTAATATACGTTCGAATTCGTATCCAAGTTTTTGACCGAGATGGGCGATATCATCTTGGACAGTGGGATCTATGGGTGACATATATAAAGGAATTTCATTCAGTGTGTTGATAGCCTGGAGTAGCATACCCTGTGATTCTTTCACGTGTTCACGGTTTTTCTTCGCCTGTTGAATCGTCGCATAGAACGTCGCATACGTCTTTTCATCTATCCCAGAATATACATGTGTACTTTTGATTATTTCATCTACACCATCCATAGTCGTATCTACATTTGTGACTTGTGAAATGATAAACATAAAAATTATGATGAATAAAAGGGTGATCATCTATAATATCTTCGTGATTTTATCTGTGAGAATATGTTTGCGACCTTTACAACATGTTCGTTCGATTTCATTTTTAGAAATTTTTAATTTGATATTATCCTTTTGACAATCTGCACAAGAGTGATCTGTAAAT